TAATAAGTTTCTAAATTAATATGAGAGAGGCATATTAAAAAAAACTTTGCATACCCTCCAGTTTATATTTAGCTTTCTTCTTTGTCTTAGGATGCGTTAAAGTCACAGTATGCGATAACTTTGGCATTGTAGTGAAAAACTTTTGTATCTTAGCAAATTGGTCTTGCGTTAGATTTTCAATAAACTCTTGTTTTTCCTCCTTTGACAAATCAGCAGCTTCAAATGTTTCCACACCATTTACAACCTGATAGATACATCTACTTGTCATATCTACAGCATCCTCTGCTGTAAGTTTATCAACTTTGATACCACTAAATGTTTTAATTGTAGGGTATCTCATAACAACTGACACTTGGTCTGTCAAGTCTATTTTATTAGTGTGTTCTTCATCAACATGTACCTCTACTTTTGATAAATCAATCTTAGTAGGTACTTTTACATCTTCATCACCTGGGAATGGTAAGTTTAACGTCACCTTTTCTCCTACTGCTTTAGAACGTATATTTAAAAATATATATTCTAAATCAAATGATGGTAATGTATTCACTTTAATGGCGCCAAATGTACATGATTCCACGACATCTCCTACAGCGTCCATCATTTCACTTTGACCGCCTTCTTGCGCCTGTAGAAGAACTTTCTCCTCTTTGACCAAGAACGGTCTATATTTAATCTTCTCGTCCGTACTAGGGACAGTTAACTCAAATGTTTGAGTATTCAGCTTTGGTAAAGCCATAATATATCTCCTTTATAATATTAAAAAGTAAGTGGCGGGAATATTTTACCACCAAATACTTTACCAATAGGTATACTACGTTTCAATCCATTGATAACGTCTCTACCTGTTCGTCTTAATTCAGGTGGTAATCCTTGTAAGAATCCACCCTCGCCAGGTTTCACTTCACCTGATGATAGACCACCAACTTTACCAGTTGAGTCCACATCTAAATCAAAGTTTAACCAATCTCTATATGCGAATGTAATAGGTATTTTAACATACTGGTTTGTTGTACCGTAATCATAACCAATATCACCTATGATTGTAGGGAATGCTTCTCGTAGTCTTACACCATAAGTCGCCATGTCTCTATCATTCGCTTCATCAAAACTTCCTAATTGAAAAATGTCTATGTTGCCTGTATACTCTTTGTAGAAATTAAACATACCTGTTTGATTATCATACATTTGAGTTTGCCACTTTTCAAAGAAGCTTCGTAATCTTAAAAACTTGTCGCCAATAAACGTTGCTTGTATATCAGCATATTGCACCTGAGTAGGATATTTATATGGCGCTCCTGCAATACGATATGGACTTGTATTAAATGTTCTAGCAGGCATATTAATACTTTCACACATTAACGCAACTTCTTTAGCGAGTTCTACATTTGTGCCATATCTACCACCAGGACCTTGACCTGTTTCTGATACCACGTTTTCTTTTGCGGCTCTATCTGCTTCTTTAATCAAGCCCATTAATATATCACCTGTAGGTAAAGTAATGTTAACTAAAAATCTTGTTTGACGTGCAACACCTTCACCTTTAGATAGTGCGCCTCTAAATCTGTTTATTGTAGTCTCAGGATTGGCACGACTTTTAATCCTAGGGTCACCTGGTATATTATCATATTCTTTACCACGTGGCAAGCCTAATCTTATATCAAAAGGTCCTACTCTTTTACCTGCTCTAATGATTGCCATTATAGTATCTTACCTTTATTTACACCAGATTTGATTACATACTTTTGTGTACCATTGGCACCAATCTCTACTTCTTGTCGTAAATTTTTACTTAAAAGCATTTCTTGTTTTTTTCTGTTCATTTTTTTTGTGTGTTCAGTTAATTGTTTTGTTCTATCTCTATCCATTATATCATTCTCCTACTTCTATTCCAAACTGTCGCTGTACCTGCTTTCTTAAAGTCTTGCACAGGTAAAAATATTGCTGGTGCGAACTCATCTTCATCTAATCTTAAAAATCTACTAGTGACTTGTGATTTAAGATAGTGTTTGATTGTTGGTTTTATTTCTCTTACATTTTTGAGTGCTCTATAATCACCTTTAAAATCTCTTTTTTCTAACGTTGCAAATAATTTCATTCTTAATGGTATTGGCAAGTAATGAAAGTTGATACCTAAAAACCCACCTGGTGCTGACTGTATTGGCAGTACAAGTGGAAATATATCATAAAAAGGTAGTATCTCTTTTAGTTTAGGGTTGTATCTAAAAAAATTAAGACCATTTGTCTGAGGCGTACCAAAGAGTTTCTTCTCTCTCATTAACTTATTCTTTGTGATAGTATCCATAAGAGAACGAACTTTAGAACGATACCAAGTCAATGACTTTTCTTTATCGCCTGCGGCTTGTCTGATAGGTTCAAATGCTTTCGTTGCCATACTACTATTTATATACTAAATATGGTTGATGAAGAAGAAGAAGATTGGTAAATATACTCATAAAATGGCAGTCAAAAACAAGTATAGACCATATAATCCAGAGAAATACAAAGGCGACCCTACCAATATTATATTTAGAAGTAGTTGGGAGAAAACTGTAATGAAATATTGCGACTTAAATCCTGCAGTTATACAATGGTCTAGTGAGGAGTTTTTCATACCATATCGTAGTCCTTTTGATAGAAAGATACATAGATACTTTCCTGATATCTATATCAAATACAAAGATAAACATGGTACTATATCACATTCCGTGCTAGAAATCAAGCCTAAAAAATACACACAACCACCACGCAAACCTAAACGTGTGACAAAAGACTGGAAATACACTACAGAGCAGTATATACTCAACAAAGCGAAGTGGGAAGCAACAGAAATATACTGTAAGAAGAAAGGATATACATTTCGTATCATAACTGAGGATGTATTGAAACATTGGTCAACAATATCACCGTTATAACAGATAAATAGTAGTATGTCAAGCTTTGCACAACAATTAAGAAGTCGTCTATTTGGTGGTGTCCTAGAAGGTTCATCTAAAGCTACAGCCGCTGCTGGTGTAGATTTATCCAGAAAGACAAGACCTAATTCATCAACAGCGCATTTAGATATTGCGAAGAATCCATACTCATTTGGTACTGTACAGTATCCTGACGACTTAGGTACAGCAGAGTTTGGTCATTACATCATGTTTTACATCTATGAGGTCGCAAAATCTAAGTATGCAGGACCACAAACAGAAACAAGCGAAGTATTTGTAGATAGACCGCCACATATGGGAGGTGGTTCTACAGGTTCTGTCACAAAGTCACATAAGAAAAAAGAGGGTATCACATCTTCAGGTATGACTACTCAGCCATTTAAAGGTGCTGATTTAGCAGAGAGAGACAAAGCAATATCTATTTCAGGTGCATTGAAAAGAAGTGGTAGATTGAAGCGTACAAGTGACGTTATTGCGTTATATATGCCACCTAACTTTAAGACGGCATACAAAGCGAACTATAAAAATTCAGAAACAGGTCTTGCAGGTGTACTTGGTCAACAACTTGCAGAAGCAACAAGTGTTGATACCATGCTACAACAACTAGGTGATACAGCGACATTTAATACAATTATGAGTGCATTGACAGATACGTTGACTATGAAGTTAGCTGCAGGCGCAACTGACTTAGTATCTGGTGGTGATTTAGAAGGCGTGTTAAGAAAAGGACAACAGAAAGCATTAAACCCGGCAGTAGAGGCGATATTTCAATCTGTAGACTTACGAACATTTAACTATTCGTTTCGTTTTACACCAAGAAGTGAACAAGAGGTGCGTACTGTAGATAATATTATCAAGTTATTCAAGTTTCATATGTTGCCTGAACGTGTACAAAACGAAGCAGTTGGTAGACATCTAATATTCCCTAGTGAGTTTGAGATATACTACATGTTCCAAGGCGTAGAGAACCAATGGTATCCTTTTACTGGCGCATGTGTATTAACAGACATGGACGTATCATACGGTCCTGGTGGTGAAAGTCAACACTTTAGACCAGTAGATGGCAGTCCTCCACCTACAGAAATCAATATGTCATTGACATTTACTGAAACGGAGATAATGACAAAAGAAAAAATAGTAGAAGGATATTAAGATGTATTTTGCTAAATTTCCTACTTACGAATACGACCTACAAAACAACGATAAGAGAACACTTATAACAGATATTCTCAGACGTGTCAACCTTAGAAGTAATGTACAAGCAAATACACTCGTTTTTGACGAGTATAACGTTGAAGATGGCGAAACACCTGATATTGTCGCAGCCAAATACTATGGCAACAGCGCATATCATTGGGTCATTGTGACCATTAATAATATTACAACACGATATGATTGGCCGCTTGACCAAGTTGCATTGTCTCAATACGTCAATGACAAATACAGTAATCCAGACGGTACGCACCATTACGAATTGGCACAGACAAGTGGTGATACAACCATCAAATTAGAAGTTGCAAGTGATACGGTAGGCGCAACGATAGTGACAAATTACGAATATGAACAAACCCTTAATGATGATAAGAGAAGAATAAGACTACTAGATAGAGCTTATGTTGCACAATTTCAGGAAGAGTTTGAACAACTAATACAAAGGTAGGCCTGAATGAACCAAGCAGGTGATTATAGACTAGAATCCATCATACTACACGCAGCTAGCGGTCCTATTGACATCAAAGGACTTATGGTTGAACTCAACATCTACGAGAGCATACACTCACCGGCAGTCTATGGCAATATAGTAATCGCTGATACAGCCAATCACATACAGAATATGCCTATTATAGGGCAAGAACAAATAGAGTTTAAACTACAAATAGACGATAATCCTAACAACGAAAGTATAGATTTTAAGAGACGTACTGCCAGAGTGTATAAGATATCTGACCAGGTGCGTACAGGTGAAAGACAACAAGTCTATACTCTACACTTCACTACGCATGAAGCCATAGAAAATCAACGTGTTAAGGTCAAGTCAGCGTTCAAAGGTTCAGCGGACCAAATCACACAACAAGTATTACAAAACGTGTTGAAAACGAGAAAATCCATACTGGTAGAACAAAGCACGTTGCCTGTGAAAGTGATAGGTAACCAAATGACACCGTTTGATTTTATCAAAGGTGTGTTGTGTAAACGTGCAAGTAGTGTGTCGTATAAGGGTAATGGGTATCTATTCTTTGAAAGTCACCGTGGGTACATGTTTGCTTCGTATCAACGACTATGGTATCGTTCACCTGACCAACAAGTGCGACCACAAGAAGAATATATCGTACAACCGTCTAAACGTGATAGTTCTATCGCTGAAGACATGAAATCCGTACTAGAATACAAGATAATGAAAGGACAAGACGCTTTGGCCGCCATGAATACAGGTCTCCTTGCGTCTAAACACTTTGTCTATGACGTGCATAAAAAGAAACTCCAGATATTTGGCGATAATTACTACTCTAATTTTATTTCTACCAAACATGCTGCTGATGGTATGCTATTTACAACCACACCAGAAAAAGAAGACGGCAAGACCATTTTTGAGTTTGATGACTATGCAATAGACACGTCTTTTAAAGATACTGGTCTCTACAATGATTTTCCGTCAGACAATCACAACAATACGCACCAAGCTAATCGCTTCGCTCATTTATCCCACGACCAAATCAAGGCAAAGGTCACCGTATTTGGTAACACCAATCTCGCCGCTGGCGATACGATAAATTTACGAGTTCCGTCCTACGAGCCTATAGACAAAACGTCAACCAGAGTACACGACGCTTACCTCTCAGGCCGTTGGCTACTCACCAACGTAGTTCACACCGTCAATAGTACACGATATACCACCACCTTTGATTGTGTGCGTGATAACGTTCAGATACCGTATGCCAAATCCAACGAACCTCTGGAGATAATTACATGATTATAAACGATAATTCTTTTTACCGTTATGAGAACCTGATAGATTTACGAGAACAAGAAAAACTACGAGGCATATTAGATAACGAGATAAGTACAAGTCCGGCACTAGATGTACCACAGTACCAAACATATCCGTATCTTCATACACA